CTGGTTGACTATGACAAGTATGTGGTCAACGGTGTGATTCAGAAAGAAATCACGCTGCCGACTATCGCAGGCAAGCACGTTCTTGTTACGGATAACTTCACAGAAAGCAAGGGTGTTTACAGCACTTATCTGTTCGGTGAGGGTGCGTTCCTGTCTTGCGACAAGAAGAACTATGAGAAGCAGTACACCACGGACTATGACCCGGAAGCATCGGCAGGTATTGAAAAATTCTATACTAAGCAGGGCAAGGTGCTTCATCCGAACGGTCTTTCACTTGCAGTTGACAACATTGCTAAGGAATCCCCGACAAAGGCTGAACTTGGTGCATCTGCAAACTGGGCTTTGAAGTACAACCAGAAGAACGTCAAGATGGGTGTGATCAAGTCCGTTGTGAAGTCTACCCCGACAGCGTAAGAAATGAGGTGTTCTGATGATAGTTTCCGTTGATAAGCTGATGGCACTGCCTGAATTTTCCGGGCAGTCTGAATCAGCTATGAAAGACAAACTTGACGCTATTGAACTGTCAATCAGAGCATACACCAACAACAACTTCCAGAACCGCTATGTGAGATTTACGGCATCAAGCCTTGGTGATCGGCTGCTTGGTGTGTCTGACTTCCTGAAAGTGGGTGATACAGTCCAAGTATCACAGTCAAACGTGAATGATGGACTGTACACCATCACGGAAATAGGTGCTGACTTTATCAGGGTTGACCGGGATATGTACCGTTATTCTGATAATCTGGTGACCAAGGTTGAATACCCGGCTGATATAAAAGCCGGGGTCATTGACCTGATGAAATGGGAGATCAGCAACCGGGACAAGGTAGGCATTCAGTCCGAAACATTGTCAAGGCACAGCGTGACGTATTTCAATTTGGATGTGAACAATCAAGTGATGGGCTATCCTGTTGCCCTGCTTGGTTTCTTGAAGCCTTATATAAAGGCGAGATTTTAATTATATGAGCATTGGCGGCAATACCCAAGCATTATTACAGGTGAAGGGTGCAGGGGTCAAGAATGGCATAGGTGCAAGTGAATCAAAGTGGTGTGATTGTGCGTCACTGCTTGGATGGTTAGACCTTTCAACAGGTGATTCTAAGCGGCTGACCTATAACGCAAAGATTCAGGAAAGTACGCATATTTTCCTTTGCGATTTTAAGAGCCTGAAAAACCTTTCTACTGAATGGGTGTGGAATCCGTTCAGCCTGATCAGCGGTGTGGTCAACAGAAACAAACAGGATAAGCCTGTTGACGTGACAAGCGAGAATGCAAGGATGGTCATTGAAGGTTTGGTGTATGAAATTCTGTTGATTGATAACCCCATGAACATGAACAGACACCTTGAAATCTATCTTAGATATGTGGGGGGTCAATGATATGGCAGTTACGTTTGAGGACAACAGAATTGAGGTCAAGGGTGTACTGGAAAGCGCAGCAATAGCGTTTCTGAACGAAGCTGCCGGAGAAGTACAGTCACAAGCCCAAAGAAATTCAAGAGTTAAGACCGGGCAGACAAGGGGTTCATACGAATACCAAGTTGATGAAAGCGGTCTTGAAGCGGAAATTGGTAGCGGTCTTGAAAATGCAATATGGGAAGAATTTGGAACTGGTGAATATGCCCTGAACGGTGACGGACGCAAAGGCGGTTGGATATACCAAGACGCATCAGGGGAATATCACAAGACCTATGGAAAGACACCAAACAGACCGCTATACAATGCCTTTACTGCAACCAAGGATAAGATCATCAAGATTGCAGAAGAAAAATTCAAGGGGGTGTGATGATTGGTTGAGGTATTGAACTGGCTGAACACTGAACTGGAAAGCGCAGGTGTTCCGTATGAATTTTTGGAGTGGACGCAACCCGTCAGCTATCCCTATTTTGTTGGCGAATACAACGAGTTTGAACCCACGTCAGAGAGTGGGGAACAGGACAAGACTTTCATTCTGACGGGATTCTGCCGGGGCGAAGATGCCCGGTTGAAACTGGAAGAAATGAAAGCAAAAATTGAAACGGCATTCCCGGCAGTGGAAGGAAAGACCGCAATCCTTGAATCAGGTTCAGGGCTTGCGGTTTTTTATGCAAATTCTTTCTATGTACCAACCGGGGAAGCAGAACTTTACAAAGTACAGGTCAATTTGACCGTGAAATTATGGAAGGTGGTAAATAATGGCTGATAAGTTAGGTGCAGAATTTAAGTCAAGCGGTATTACCGCAAAAACACCCGGCAATATCCCGTTCGGTGCAGGTACAATTCACCGTGGTCTGAAATTTGACACGGCAACCAAGAAGTGGAACTTTGCTGAATCCCTTGCCGGGGCAACGTCTGGGGGTAGCAAATTTGAAATCACCCCGGAGATCACACAGGTGGACATTGACGGCGCACTGGTAGCGGTGCAGGAACTGGATGTGAAGAACGGTGAAACTGCAAAGATGGAAATTAACCTTGCAGAACTGACCCCGGAGATCATTCAGACTTCTGTTATCGGTCAGACCGTCAACAGCAATATTGACGGCTATAACCTGATTGAATCCAAAAGCAACATTGAAAAGGGTGACTATTGGGACAACATTGCCTTTGTAGGCAAGACCCTGACGGGTACACCTATCATTGTTATCCTTGACAACGCACTTTGTACGTCTGGTCTGTCTATCGAGGGCAAGAACAAAGAAGCAGGTGTTGGAAAATATACGTTTGAGTGCAGACAGACGATTGAAGGTGATCTGACCGTGCTGCCGTATCACATTTATTATCCGACACCAACGGCATAAGGAAGGGGGAACTGATCAATGAACATGAAAGTCAAAATCAAGACAGAATTTAATGACAGATACACCGGGGAACTTCACCATGTAGGTGAAGAAACGGTGATGTCATTGGAGCGTATCAACGAGATCATGACCGTTGGTAACTTCATTGAGTTGGTAGGTCAGGAAACGGAACAGCCTGAACAGGGTGAACAGAGTGAACACGCTGAACAGACTGAACCCGAACAGACCGAAACCCCGGATGAATCGGAAGATCTGAAAAATGGGGAACAGCAGGAAGAAGCGGCTGACCCTGAAAGCACGGTAAAACGCAGCACAAGACGAAACAGAAAGTAAATGAAAGGTAGGTTTGGACTATGAACTATTTTGAAAATAACGTAAATCAGGAATTTGGAGCAGTTGAGCAGCAGGCAGCATTCCCGGCATCCGTGGCAAGTGCAGTTGTCGCAGATCAGGTTGCAGCCGTTCAGGAACAGGAAGCGGCGAAACCCTACACACTTAGAAAGTTGTGTGCAAGGGACATTTTCCCTTTTGCAAAGATCATTTCAAAAATCGGTATCAAGCAGTTTCAGGATTGCTTCACCGTGGATGAATCCGACAACCTTACACTGTCAATGTCCGGGCTTGCGGTTGCACTGAATGTCATTGATATTCTGTTAGCGAACCTTGACCGGGTTGAAAATGAAATATATGTATTCCTTGCCGGGGTGTCAGGTCTGACCGTGGAAGAAATTCAGAATCTTGACATGGACGTTTTCGCAACCATGATCATTGAAATCTTCCAGAAGAAGGAATTTGCGGATTTTTTCAAGGCTGTTTCAAGGCTGCTGGGCTTGGAGAATTAAAAACTATGGACTTGCTATATCACAGATATGCAAGTCCTTTTTTGTTGTTAGATCAGATGATTGAGTGTGGTTCACTGTCGGACTTCATCAGTTTTATATGGGAAGCCGAACAGGAAGATTCAGAATGGGACTTCTACCTACACAAAGAAGGTTCAGATATGTCCTTTGAAGAATTTAGGGAAAGCCTGAAACAGACCACACGAAACCAGAACATGACGAAGCAGACCATTGAAACGACAATCAACGAATCCATGAATATGCTAAACAACTTTGTTCCTGATGATGAAAGGGGTGATGATATGTGAATCTATTCCAGATTTTAGGAACTATTGCGGTCAACAATTCAGATGCCAACAGCAGCATTGACGAAACTGCAACTAAGGCTGAAAGCATGGCATCCACCCTTGGGAATAAATTCACGTCAGCCGGGAACACCATTTCAGGAATTGGCAAGAAATTAGCCCCGGTTTCTGCCGGGGTGACGGCAGTAGGAACGGCATTGGTTGGGCTTGCGACAAAAACGGCATCCACCACGGACAACATTGATAAAATGTCACAGAAACTTGGTATTTCCAGAACGGCATATCAGGAATGGGACTATATTCTTTCACAGAACGGTGCGTCTATTGATTCACTGAAAACAGGTATGAAAACCCTGACCACAACGCTTGACGGTGTAAATACGTCAGGCAGCACGGCAGGAACAGCCTTTGAACGGTTAGGCATCAGCTATGATGATCTTGCCGGGAAAGATTCAGAAGAAGTCTTTTCAATGACCGTGGAAGCCTTGCAGAACTGTTCAGACGAAACAGAAAGAACAACCCTTGCAACAACCCTGTTCGGTAAGGCAGGTGTGGAACTTGCACCATTGCTGAACAGCGGTTCAGAAGCAACCGAGGAATTGCGGCAGAAAGCGCATGATCTGGGCTTGATCTTGGATGATGAAACCATTGACGCAGGTGTGAACATGACTGATGCAATGGACACCATGAAGCGGTCATTGTCCGCAGCAGGGTCAGCGATTGCAACAGCGGTCATGCCGTATATCACAAAATTCTGCAACTATATCAGCGCACATATGCCTGAAATTCAGGCGGCTATAAAGAAGGTTGTGCAGAAATTTGATGAACTGTCACCAACAGTCAAAAAGGTCATTGCCGTGGTTGCCGCCTTGCTTGCGGCTGCAAGCCCCGTTCTGGTGGTGGTTGGCAAGTTCGTTTCAGGTGTGGGTGGCATCATCACGAAGGTAGGCGGTGCAATCACAAAGATCAGCAGCCTTGTTTCTTCTTTTGGTGGGCTATCTGGTGCGTTAAGTGCGATTATATCACCCGTTGGGTTGGTGGTGGCTGCAATAGTAGCCCTGATTGCAATTTTCGTTGCCCTGTACAATACCAACGATGATTTTAAAAATACCGTTGATACGGCATGGGCGGCAATCAAGGAAACAATCAGCACCGTCATAGCAGCGGTGAAAGAACTGATTCAGGCATTCATTGATCTGGTCAAAAAGATTTGGGACGCATGGGGGCAGGATATAGTGAACGTGGTGACCACGGTATTCAATACCATTGCCACATTCATTCAAAATGCCCTGAATGTTGTGAAAGCAATTATTCAGACCGTGACCGCCTTGATCAAAGGTGATTGGTCAGGTGTATGGGAAGGTATCAAGTCCATTGTGTCAGCCGTGTGGGAAACCATCAAGGGGTTGATTCAGGGTGCATTGAACATTATAAAATCAGTGATTCAGTTAGGCTTGAACGTGATCAAGACGGTGTTCACCACCATCTGGAACGCAATTAAGTCCCTGATCAGTACCGTTTGGGAAGGTATCAAGTCAACCATCAGTACGGTGATCAATGCGATAAAAACCACCATCAGCACGGTTTTCAACGCAATCAAGTCAACCATATCCACGATATGGAACAGCATTAAAACCACGATAACCACGGTGATCAATGCAATCAAGACTACTATTTCCACGGTGTGGAACAGTATCAAGACCACCATTTCAACCGTGATCAACAGCATCAAGACCACCATTTCCACGGTGTTCAATGCTATAAAGAGTACAATCAGCAGTGTGCTGAACAGTATTAAGAGTACAGTCAGCACGATTTGGAACAGCATAAAATCAACAGTTTCCAGTGTGATCAATGGTATCAAGTCAACCATCAGCAGTGTATTCAACAGTATAAAGAGTACAATCACAAGTATTCTGAATGGTGTTAAGAGTACGTTCAGCAGTGTTTGGAACGGTATCAAGTCCACTGTCAGCAGTGTAATCAACGGTGTGAAGTCCACAATATCAAGTGGGCTGAACGGTGCAAAGTCTACTGTCAGCAGTGTACTGGAAAGCATTAAATCAAAATTCAGCAGC